AACAATAAGCGTCTTACCCGCACCGGAAGGCCCGGAAAAACCAGTAACCCTACCAACAGGAATACCCTTGTAAAGAGATCCAGAAAAGATAGCATTAAGTGCATAAGAGCCTGTATCGATCCAGTCGCCTACAATAGAAAGAGAGTTATCATCTGAAAGCAGAGATGCATCTGCATTTAGTGCATCTACTGCTTCAAAGATATCTTTCATTGACGAAACCTTAGTCTCGTCATTGTTTACGTCTGTACGTGGTTTACGTGCCATATTATTTAGCTTCGTCGTCAAACAACTTTACTACAGGTGTATTAGCGTTAATAGCTGTAGTAGCGAACATTTGTGCGTATTGTAGTTGTAGGTTAGCTTCAAGTTCAACGTCACTTACTACTACAGTAGACTTAGAATACGTCCAGTTAGCAAACTCATCACGATTTGCTGTAAACTCTCTAAAGAATACAGGATAGAGTTGTACTTGTAGTTTCTTGTCTGGTGTAGGTGTAACCTGTAAGATAACAGGCTTAGTTACTGTTAAAGTAGTTTTATCTTCACTTACTAGAGTGGCGATAATCGTACGTTGAATATTATCTAGGAATGTTACTAGTTTATCTTGGCTCATATGTTTATATTAATATAGTTTTTGTTTTAATCAAGGTTATTGACGAGGAAACTTAAAATAAGGGTACTTTGAGTTTATTAAATGTTGATCTAATAGTTTTTTATCAGATGCACGAGTTGGCACGATGTCCCAGCCACCACGACGGGCATAAAAACAAGTTACCATAAGTTCATCTGGTTCTAATAAGTCCCAAAGACGTTTATAAGCAGCTTCACAGATTTCTTCATGGAAATGACATTCATTACGGAATGATACGATCCATTCTAGTAAAGATTGTTCAGTTACTTCTTTATCGCTTTTATAGTAGATAAAGATATCACCTGAATCTGGTTGCTTTGTAATCTTACAGTTAGAACGTAATAGAGTGCTCATATAGAAGTGCTTTTTATTCACTTCAGATTCATTAGCTACTAACAAATCAGCTGATTCGTTGAATATTGTAAACTTAATACTTTCTGCGCTCTTAATACTTTCTAACGGTAACCAGATACCAGGATCATAATCTCTTAACCAAACTTCACGAGCAGCAAAGTCTTTTATTTGTACTTGTGGAAATAGATCAACTTCTACATCTGTCTCTAATAGTTTAGATAGGTCTTCTGAAGCAGTCTTTTTAATATTGTTTAATGCTTCTGCTACAGTCTTACCCATAGGCTGCATATTAAATGAGTTCCAGTAGAGCTTCATTGACTTAGACTCTACAATATAAGGGTTAGTAGCTGGATACACTACTTTAGCAACACAGGTAACAGGTAAACCGTTATTTGTTAATGCACTACATTCATAACCGTTCCAGATATCGTAACCTACGAATGGTAAGGAATCGTTCTGTAAACCTAAGTAGGTACGATTGCGTTGACGTTCTTCACGCACTAAGATCTCAGGCGTGTAGGTGGTAGGAGAATCAACTCTCTGACCAAGTACTTTGTCAATATTATTAGTATTATAGCTCATTGGTAAAATCTTTCTTTAAGTTATCAGTTACAATCTTAACTCTATCTTCTACAGAACCCATTACATAAACAAGTTTATCTGTAGGCATTGAATGGTGTTTTAGATAAAAGTCAAACTGCTTAACAACACCATCAAAAAACTCCTTACCTGTACTTCTCTCACCATCATCTTTTACTTCAAGTTCAGGTACAACATAAAAAATCTTATCATATACTTTTAGCAGTTCTTCATAAACAGCTAAAGCAGCTTGATACACATCTTTACTAACTTGACCTTTTTCATAAAAGTAAGTCGTGTAAGCAATACCATCTAAAGCACCTCTATCTAATATCCAGTTACCCGGAGTTAAACCGTACTCTAAATGTCTAGCCATTATCAAATACTGAGTTAAAGAAGTACCGCCTTCATTAATAGGTACATTTAAATCTTTAAGACCTCTCGTTAGATTAGTTCTAAAACTAAAATGCTGATCGTCTAAAAACAGATCATCTTTTAGTGCTTTTACTAACGTTGTCTTACCTTGTGAATGAGCGCCACAGATTGCAGCTTTATAGTTTGATCTCATAAGTTATTTATTTAATAGGCTTTTGCGCATAAAGCCAACCCAATTTTCGATTGCCAGTTTATGCAGTCTTCCAATATAATCGTCTAAGCTATCAAATTCATTGTAGATATTCTTGCTATAAAACTCTTTCTCAGACACTACTTTACCAGCATCTACTTCAGGTATAACTTCATGTATAACGTGTCCGTGCTGATAGTAAGGTCTTTCGGCGTGACTGAACCACACTTTAGCCTGAGGATCTTTACCTTTTAACTCAGGAAACTTAGTTATAAGACCTGGATGTCCGTTGTATATCTTGAATCTACCGCAGATCTGTGGCGGTAGTATACGAAGATAACCGTGAAGAGTAATAATATCGGTATGCTTAATAGCCTCTCTATATTCTTCTACTGTTGGTTTCTTAGGTAAAAATATAAAACGATCAAAACATTTTTCTAGAAGATTAGGATTGATTTTGTCCATATCTTCAAAGCTTTTATTAGTTATGATTGCATCTGGAAACCTACCGATATGCTTAGATATCTCATATATCTCAGATCCACTCTGAGAGAAAAAGGTTTTCCAGATTAAGGTACGTTTCATATGTTTAGTCGATACCCTATTGTATTATCACTAAAGAAAATTACAAGTGTAAAGTCAACAATACCGTGTTTTATTAGGTAAGGTTTAACATCTGCAAGCTCTTTTACCGGGAGTTCATGATTACGAATACAATCCCAGAAAGAATAATCGCGGATATAAACAGAATCGGCCAGTAAGTGAGGATAGTTTGCATGTACAGAATTAGTTATAGCTTCTAAAGTTGTCATCCATTAACATAGTTTCTAAACTGAATCAGATTGCTTGCAATGATTCTTTCTTGTATTTCATCTGGTACTACATCTAAAAGATCTACAAGTTTGGTAGATTCTTTCTTCCAGTTACCAATAACATCAGAATATCTTACTCTTTTAATACCATGTACAATAGGAGAAGAAGTATCTAGTGTTTCGATCCAGTTATATTCAGGTCCTTGATAGAAACTAAACTCTCTTGGGTGTGCACAACCTAATAAATGATGAGGTTTATCTTTATTAATGATACCGTCATTCATTAACTGAGTTAAAGTTATTACTCTACCCATCATATAAGATACCCACTTGTTAGGATGAGGAAATGCTTTAAGGTAATAAGAATAGTCAAATGAAATAGCTAGTTTATCTACGCCGATCTCTTGATCTAGTGCTACATAACACTTAACTAGTTCACCGTAAGTCTTTCCTTGCACAACACCAATAGTTTTAGAGCTACTAACAAAGTCCCAATCTTTCCATAAGCACTTCTTAGCTGAATCAATAGTACCTTGACAATCTTCTAACACGTCTGGTATAATATATTCTGTAGGGTTAAGCTTTTGTATCCAGTGAGCATAACGTTTAGAGTCAAAAGAGGTACCTAACTCAAATATAGAGTTATCTAATAAAACATGCCTACCACCTTTAACACTGTCTTCAAAGAACTTGTAGTATTGCGGGTGAGTTTCAAAGAGGTGCACGAGTGCATAGCAGTAATCGTTGTATGTACGAGATATCTCGAGCATACTTAAGGGAGATTCGTGTGATATTTTAATCATGAGAATATGTCAAATAAGTCTGTTGTTACTTCGTTAGTTAAATCTGGTAAACGCCATCCAATAGCTTCATATACAGCTAATATCGGCGGTTTAATTATTGTATCGAACATTTCAATATAGTCTACTTGAAATTCATTAAATTCTGGTGGAAAGTTGTAAGGGTAACAAAGAGTATCGATATTATACTTGTTTGGTGCAATATAAATCTTCTTTACTTTGCCACCGGAAGTAATTCGTTCATACTTTGTTTCCAAATGTAAATGTTTTAGTAGTTGGTTATACCATAATGCACCTTTAACGTGATTAGGTGTGCCGGTACCTATCTTAAAGCCATCTGCTTTTACTTCGTACTTCTCTAAATCACTAAGACCGCCACGGATAGCTATTTCATCAACATTTAACTTTTTAAATGCATCGTAAACCTCTTTATAAAGACTGTTTGCCTTTATTTGATCCTGACCTAACAAAGAGTTCTCAATAACCTTCTTAATCAGTTCTTTTGCTTTCTTTGGCGTTGTAGACCTAGCGATTTCAACCCCAACGTACTTAAACTTACTAACATTTGCACCTTCATCGTTTAATACATGAATAATATAACGTTTCTTTTGCAGGTAAACACCTACATCACAAATCGACTCCCGTTTAAAGAAGTAACGAGGATCGATAGACTTAAACTCAGAAGCAGACCACTTTTTAATCTCACTATTTAAGTATGTACCAATCTCTTTGTCTATTAAATCTATACCTTCTGGTGTTACTTTACCGTCTTTAAATATGTTAAGCTTAATTTTATCAAGGATAGGTCTAATAGTAATATGAGTACTATCAGTATCACCGTAAATGTTAAGGGACGTATTAACCCCGTATTTGTCTTTAGCGTATTTATCAAGGATGATACCCGCCTGCTTAACCACTGACTGACCAGTAAGAGTAATACTACCGGCGTGATCACTATCGCAAATAGGGCTAAACTTATTAGCAAAAACACCATAAATAGAATTAAGAAGAATTTTAATAACGTGCTGGATGGTGTCAGCTCGTTCCATATTAAACTTACACGTTTTGTACTCATCTGTATCTGGGGGTAAATTACTTAGTTGTTTTTTGTATTCAATGTATTGGTTCTTATTTCTTACACGTTCACTATAAAGACCATCAATCAATGAAGGCACAACGCCTTTTTTCTTTTGAGTATATAAAACATTAGCTTTAGATATAGCTAACTTTTCTATCTCCATAAACTTTTCAAGTTTATCGAGTGGTACCGTCTTTTCTGCACCACTAGCTAATAATAACGTTGCTTCTGTATCTGTCTTGCGTACGATTTTGCCTATTTTAGTTTCTGGTGATATATTGAGAGTAATAATGGTGTTAGGGTATAGAGAGTTAGCGTCATAACTCACAATAGCAGTCTTTAAACCGCGTTCAGGATCTCTAACGTACCCACCTTCGATTTCATCTCTAGTAGGACCAGACACAAACGTTGGTATAACCAAACCGTGCTTGTATGCTTCTAAAGCAACACAACCGGTAACAATTTGAACTTTACCTAAAGCAGCTTCAAAGCTAGTTAAACCTTTGTAAGCTAACATACGTATGATCTTAAAAAACTGTAGTTTCTTTTCCATTCGTACTAACAGATCAACGTCTTGAATATTATAGTCTACAAAGTTTTTCCAATCGCTACCGGCTAAAGCGGCTAGGTTAGTAGCGTTAATAGCTAGTTTACCTTCACCTAGTTCATGTTGTGCTACAAAGTTTAGTGCATATGACTCTAATAAACCACGTGCAAAGCCTTTATACACTTCCATGTAGTCCATAGCTGATATACCGTGAATGTACCAACGATCTAGCTCTTGACCTTTAACAAAGATACCTTTACGACACCAAAGACTTTTTAATGGAGATAAACGCTTTGCAGCATCTTCACCTAATAAGTTATTGATACGATTAATAGTATAAGGAAAGTCGAAAAAGTCCGTGTTCCACCCGCTAAGAATATCTGGGTAATAATCGTTTTCCCAGAACTCTAGAAACTTATTAAGCAAATCCACCTCACTACGACACTCTGTATATACAACATTGTCGCGTGTTGGTGTATAAGGTTTTTCACCCCAAGTATAAAACGTATCAGATAAGTTGTCATATATGGTTATAAGGTTAATAGGGTGCTTTGCATCCTTAGCTTCAGGAAACTCATCTGGCGAGTAAACTTCGATATCAAGAAAGCAAACCTTTAACGGGTTAGCAGAAAACTCAGGTTTTTCGTAGTCATCTTTATACTTTTCGATAAGAAACTGTTGCTCTACCTGAATATTGTGATATAAACGTTTAATAGCACCATCTTGTGCAGACTTATTACGTTCATACGAGTTCTTAAATACCTTCTTCTTTAACTTAGTGTTAAAAATAGATATAGCATCGTGATTGTCCTGATTAGTCTCTACATAAAAGTAAGGACTATACAGTTCTTTCTTAACAACCCGTTTACCGTTTTTGTCCCAGGTAAATAGGTATGCAGAAGATTCTCTTGAGTTATAATATACGTTACGATACACAAAACATATTATGTACCATTTTACAAACTAATCAAGAAGGAAAGTAAACTTTCATATGCTCATCAATGTGATCTTCTAACCAATACTTGGTTGCAACCTTACGAGCATCATCCGACTCATTTAAGTACATTCTACGATCTTTTAGTAGCTTCTTAGCTAGATCCATCATTTCATCAGGAGTATTAAACCGTAGAGGTGCTACAGGATCTGTATTGTATGGTGGAGCATCTTGGCATAAACATGGAATACCTAATGCACCTGCTTCAAGATACTTAATGGGTGCTTTTGCATAGTTAAACCTGTTATTTTGTAAAGGTGCAAATGCTAAGTTTAAGTTTAACGAATCAAACGTATAACTATACTCATACAAGCTCTTCCAAGGTACATATTCAACTTCACCAGCTGCAATTAAATCTTGCACACCGAAAGGAGCGGCTCCAAAAAACACCCACTTGTAATCTTTGTAAGTCTTACGAATAATATCAGTAAATGGTTCAATATCATCTACCACTCCAGGCAAGCGCTGTACATTAAGGTGGGTTGGACTACCAACATAACCGATACGAGGACGTTTCTTGTTGCGATCAAAGTTCTCCGCCACTCTTTGTTTACTGTAAAAACGATCCATCCAAAACTTAGGTAGGTAGTTAGGTACTACAATAGCGGGTACACCAGTCTTTTCTGTATAATAATCTGCCATGTACTTGGTAGGGCAAGTAATAGCATCACAGAGCTTAATAATCTCTATTGCTGTTTTACCAATAATAGGGTTAACAAATGCTTCTCTAGACTTGTTGTATAATGGAATATCTTCTGGGAAAATAACGTCATCGATTTCATAATACAGTTTAAACTTGCTTCCATTATCAGAAGTATGTCTTAAGAACTTAGCAAACTGAAGTTGTGGTTCAGTGACTTGACGTTGTATCTTAACTGATTGTATATTTTGATACTGTCTTGGGTCAAGTATCATCATCGTAGAGTTCTGTACAACTCCTTTACCTGAAGAGTTGATTATAGATTCTGGCCAGTGCATACGCCAAAAACCGCATCCACCATGGTCAGCAGCAAAGCTCATTGCCATCTTTGTAGGTGGTACGCTTGGAAGTACTGGTTGAGAGTTAGGTGTAGTTACCCCTAAAGTAGGAGCTCCTAATGGTAATGCTGGTGCACCGATTACGAATGAGTTATTCATTATTAAAGTTGTTTGATCTTACTGTTATGCCGTTTTTCTTTTCTAGGAATATGATTTCACCACTTGTACAGTACTTCATACTTTCCTTGCGGTGTGATATTATATACACTGCCTCTTGGTACTTTTCCACTCTATCCCGTATTATATCCAATACTAGTTCAATACCTTTTTCGTCTAAAGACGAATCAAGTAGTTCATCAAATACAGATATATTTAACCATACATTAGCTTGTGCTCTACGGATATCTTGAAACGCAAATATCATTGCAAGATCGATAGCTTTACGTTCAGCTCCAGAGAAGTTAAAATAACTACATACTGCACCACGTTCATTAGTGATAGTTTCTTCAAAGAACTCATTAAACTTAACTGTACTGTTACTTTCAAGCTTCTTAAGATAGTAAGCAAGTCTAAGATTGAGTACCTCTAATATCTTTTTAACAATAAACGATTTTACACCTTCTTCAGAAGTAATAAACTTAGCAGATTCAATTATATCAATTTTAGCTTGTAATTCATCTACTTTAGCTTTAATTTCAGCTATACGATTTTCTATCTTTTTAATATTATCCGTA